AAATAGGACTTTAATTTTTCCTCTGAATTTTTCAATAAATCTAAATTAATTAATAAATCAGGATTATTGGATGAATCTTTAATGATGGATCGAGAGGGGCATTTAGTGAATAATCGCTTACATTCATCCTCATTTAATAGACTAACATCAAGTTTAATTTTCTTGTGGGATTCAGGGAATGATTTGATTGCCTTATATTGATGGATGAGTTCCAATGCTCTGACACATCCAACCTTAGGAATTCCCTCATTGAAATCCGTCCCTGATACTATCGCAAAATCCACAAATTCATCGAGCGATAAATTCAATGAATTTAATATATAGTTCAAGTCATAGTAAGGCATGAATCGAACCATGGATCCTTGAATCATTCTCGTTTCAACATTGAATGATTGGATCGTTTTAAAACATCCATAAGCGAGGTTATCCGTGTCTGTAGAAAAAACTGCATCAACCAATCCATCGTGATATAACATACAACAGCATCGTTCTCCTTCATCGAGAGCTTGAATCCATGGAATACCTATATCAGAGAATAATTTTTTTAATTCATGAATCCATAAGGGAGTGAGAGATTTTTCTTGCTGGCGATAGGAAATAATTTTTTTCTTATCTTCTTGAGTCATTTTTTTTAAATCATCTGCAACCCATACCCCCTCTTGATCCGTTACTTGAGGGGTGATTTCCAATTTAGTCTTTAAATCATTGTATCGAGCTAGAGCACTATCTCTTGAAGCTTGTCTCTTTTGTTTTTGGGCTTGTTTTGATTCAGGAGCTTTCCCATCAATGACCCATACTGGAGTGATTCCCAATTCAATCCATTTAAGGGAGAAACGAATTCCTTCCTTCAACCATTCCTTCCTAATATATGAATCATCTTTATCCGTCAATTCTTGCATTGGATTTTCTAGGGATTCCAAGTAATCCTTGAATTTGAGTTTAAGCATGGAGGTCATCCATTGATTTCCATCCAAAGCAATTTTCTTACAAAATGAAATATCGATCGGTTTAATATATTCTGGAGCTTTTGTTTTGAGAAATGTTGTAAGAGATTGAATACCCATTAATTTTTTATTATTTATACAAGTAACATATTTTTAATCAATTGGTATGAAAATGGTTTGAATATTAATGAAGGTCTATTCGCATAAATCAATTTTAATGTTTCTAATGCAGGGTGAATTTCTGTATAATAATCATTCTCTAATTGCTCCATTATTTCTATGGACCATACCCAATCTCCAACCATTGAATCATTCTCATAATTCCCATGAACGGATCGGATACATAGTACATGTTGATCCAAGACAGTAAAAATATTCACTCGATAGAACCATCGTCCTGATCTTTTCCCATTAATGAATGGTCCCTCAGATATAACTGTTTGTTCTAATAAATCTAAATCTATATCATACAATCTCCATATTCCATTGGGGAGATCATTTGAATATTCTCCCTCCAATTCAATCATGGGAGTATTATCATTATGAATAGTAACATATTTTCTAAATTTTCCTTCCAATTTATTATTCTTATAATAATTAATAATTAAATGAGAGGGAGTTTTAATCATATTTCTCCCTTCAAGAACACCATATTCAAAGAATAATTTCTGCTCAAGAATCACTGAACTAGTTTCTGTATCTATATATCTAAATTTCCAAAAACCATCCCTTTTATTATTTACGTAATATCCCTCTGTAATAATTTGATTAGTGAGAGTGGATACTTCATTGTATTTTCCATGGAGCTTATCCAAAAAATAATTCTTTGTAATAACCTTATTATCTTTTTGAATCACAGATATATATGGACAGATATAATCAATGAAATATTCATCATATAAGACCTCATCCAAGTATTCGCTCATTTTAGCTAAAGTTTTTACATCCTCACTAGTCATATATCGAGCTATAGTATAAAGTATTTCCTTTGGAATTACTTCAAACCATAGTAATGATGATGACATTTATTATTTTATAATAAATGTAAATTAATATTATTTATAGTCTAAAATCTTTCCAAAATATCTCTTTAGAGCAATGGTATCAATTAGCTAATATTCAAGGACAGAAATTATTATCCGAGAAACCATCATCCTCATCATTATCCATCCAAGAGAAACGATTACTTTATTTTTCCACTATTAAAAATGGCAATTCCAATACCTAATCAAGAAGAGGAGAAAGCAAATAAAATATACGAATTTATCGATCATCCTCATGGGATAATTGTAATAGAAAAAATTATTTATAAATATTAAAAATGGGTAATACTTCATCCGTGATAGCGACAAATATTTTAGATTCACATAATAAAGTATTAACAAGTGTTATAAATTCAACTAATCAAAATTGCTCTGTAGCTTGTTATAATGATTTAACTATTGAATTTGATTGTTCTGCGGAAGAATGTTTTTTGGGTAATCCAGACCCTAATAATCCAACTTATTATTCTCAAGCTTGTTCTATTGATGTAAATTGTATATTATATCAAGAAACACAAAATTGTTTACAGACCCAATTAGGTATAACATCCAAACAAACAGCGGATGCAGCATCGGGTTTATTAAATGGGAGTTTATTTGCGGGAAATTTTTTAAATAATACAGATGTTAGATCAAATAATTTAGTTTATTTATTCAATGAATTAAATCAAAATGTATATAATAATATCCAACAAGATTGTTATGCTAGTTCATATAATAAAGCAACTATTGATGCAACATGTAAAGAATCTACATCAAAAAAATGTGTTTTAGTCGCCAATATTAATCAAGTAGCAGATAATGTCATTAATTGTGCATTGACGGGATCTAATTTTACTCAAATAGAATCTTCTATTACTGAACAAATCGATCAAATGGCAAGTGCAACAACTAAATCAGCTATAGGTGCTGCAGCATTATTATTGATAGCTATAGCTATTATAGCAGCGATTATATTCTTTAGTACTATTGGAATAGTTAAATTAGTAGTTATTATATTTGCTTTAGCAATTGTATTTATTGGATTTTACTTTTTATGGTGTTATGTGGCCAAATGTGGTCCATTTACTCCTCCGGGAGAATTGGTTGATGGAGCTAAAGAAAATGAAACTCCGGGTATAACATATAAAGATCCAAATCCCAATTTAGAATCATATCCTAATACAGTTAATCCAGAAACAATTGCTTATATTAATGAATGAGAATAATTGATTATAAAATTTATTATAATCAATAAAAAATAACAGAAGATATGACTCAATCCGCTCAACAAATCATTCGTTCCATTGAAATTTTTATTTCAAAGAAAGATTTGGAGAATGTCCAATCAAGTATTGATATTTTACCTTTATCGGAAGTCCCCAAGAAAGTATTCGATGGATTATTCGTGAGATTTATTAATACAGCCTACCAATATCAATGTAACGATATTGCATTGTATTTATTGGATACATGGGAGAAGGTGAATGATGATGATCAATTACCTTATGATACCTATCTATTTTTCTTGAATGAATTGGATTTACCTATCCTTCAATGGTTGATGAAATTAATATCAGAAGTATCTTCGGCAGAATTGCATTTAGATATTTTGACGAATTATGAAGACCAATCAATTACAGTATCTCGTGCTGCTCAACGAGTCATTGATACGTATGGATTAACTTCTTTTACGGTCGATCGAGTGGAACAATTAATTGAATTATCTCGAATGAATACAAACGGATACATGGAGCGATTCTTTTTAGAATTAAAAGCGAAAATTGCCGAACCAAGTAAGAAACCAGATTGGGTTAGAAATGTCCATTCATTTGAAACCCTCCCTTCAGAGGAAGATTTAATGGAGGAAGCGGATGAAATTGCTAATGAATTGGAATCAAAACCTGTGCAAATTCTTGCTACAGATGATGCGGTTGAATTACTCACGGCCGGTCTCCCACGAGAGGGATTAACGATCGAAGAAATGGAGTATAGTAAAGATGTCATTAAATCATTTTATACTGGATTGACGAATGCTCAAAAAATTGCTTTACTAGCGAATGGAGAGCATGCAAAGGACAAGTATTATTTAAATGAGGATAAGAAACTATTTAGTTATTTAGGTCCAAGTAATATTATTTATGATGCGAATTTGAATGAGGATCATCCTTGTTGTTTCTATGGAGGCGATCGAATGTTCCTATGTAATTGTTTTGAACATTATGATGAAGATGAAGATAATCAAGATGTAGCAGAAGATGATGTGGATTGGTTTACTGGTTCATGTAACTATTGTGGAAATGTTATTGAGAAGAGATGGTATGCATTGAGACTTCCTCTTGTTCATGGAGGATGGTCTGGATGTTATTGCAGTTTTGATTGTTTGACTCAAGTATCAGAAAATATTATCCAAGACCAAAAAATTTCTTTATTGAAAGCAAATATTGGAATTATTGGAATCCAAGATAGAGAATAAAATTGAAATTTATTTATTTATTATTTAGATAAATAAATAATAAGATATGGAACAACCATACAAATATATCAAAATTCTTTTAAAACTTTTATAAATAAATAAAACGATGGATAAAAGTAATAAAATAAATATTTTTTTTATTTATTTTATAAAGTCATTTCATTGACTGCACGCATAGCTCGAGTTAAAAGATTGGGTGTCTTAATTCTTGGGATTCGTTTCTTTTTATAGGACGCTCTTGATTTACGATAACTCATAGGACCAAGCTTTCTCTTAAAGGATCTTCTTGGTGACTTCCTTGGTGATTTTTTAAGTGATTTTTTGGGGGATTTTCTTGGGGATTTTTTAACAGACTTTCTGGGACTGCTTCGAGTGGAAGATCCGGATGAACTGGATGATGAGCTGGATGAACTAGTAGAATATCTTCTTTTTCTTCTTATTGATTTTTTTGATTTAGATCGTCTAGTAGCAGACATCATGGTTGATGAGGGCATAACAATTTTTGATTCTTCTTCCATTGTTTTTATTTTATTTTTTTAAATAAAATAATTATTTAATTACCAATATTCTAGTAAAATTTTTGCAGTTTTCCAATACCCATTATAGATACATTCATTGATTAGTTCTCCATTATTTTTGTGTACATCCGCTCCTGCAGAAATTAGAATTTTAATTATATCATTATATCCATCTTGGACGGCGTTAAATAGTAATTCATTTTTTTCTGCTTGAGAGAATTTTCTAATTAATCCTTTATTATTAAGTAATGCAAGCATGAATACATAATTATTATTTACTGAACTACAAATATGATAGTATTGAATTATATCTGGTGTAATATCATGTGTCTCAATAAGATATTCAACCATTCCAGTATTATTACATTCAATGAATAGTCCAATCGCTTCAATAAGTAAATAGTTAGGTAGCTTATAATCCTTGCTAATGAAATACGTTAGCAATTTTTGATTCATGCGATACATAGCCCATTCAGTCATACCCGTTTCATTGGGGTTAATACCATGATTGACAAAAACTTTTTGTATTTCATCATTATTATTAACGATGGTAAACATAATATCATCCTTAGAAGGTTTAAAATTTTTTTGAAGGAATAGACTTACAATTTCATGATTATTGTATCGAATGGCCAGAGTAAAAAAATACTCTAAAATAGTTGCATTATTATTCATCAGCAATTCAATAATATCTCTATAACCATATTTAATGGAATAAAATAATGGAGCACTATTACGAGCATTCACATCTGCCCCATTTTCAAGAAGGAATTTTACAGCTTGAGTATACCCCTTTGAACAGCAAGTAACGAGTGCATAATTATCTGCAGAGGAAACATCCGCTCCATTATCCAAAGCAATTTTCATATCCGGAATTAATCCAAAAGAAGATGCTTTTAAAAAATCTGAATTCTTTGAGTATTTTTCCTTTGTGAAAATATGCTTAATATTTTTTTGATTTAATAGGGATTGCACTTCATTCATTGAATCTGTTTCACGATCCATTCTTGGATAATATCTAGAATCCATCAATTTTTTTCATTAACTAATAATTCATTTTTAAAAAATCAATTGCTAAAATAAAATGACATCCATTATAGATGAAATAGTACAAGACGTAGAACAATTAGATGAAGAAAATTTTCAAGATTTATATGATGATATAGTAATACAAAATTGGGATTTTTTTCGTACTATAACTTTTTCTGGATTAACAGATTGTGAATTGGATGATGTATCTATAGCGAAATTTTTTCTCTTATTAAATAATAAGGATAAAAAGTATGCCTATTATACATACTCAAATTTGAGGGATAGTGTAATAAGTTTTTCTTTTTTGATGGAACATATCAATGAAAAATTACATACATTTGATCCTCCAGAAGAAGTGATTGAATATATTAATTTAATCTGTTCTGTTATACGTGAATTTGGGCAAAAAGGATTAGCTGATTTAGAGGAAGATCGTGTATATAAATTTAAGATTCAACGAACATTGGATTACTTAAAGAGAGAAATTAAACGATTCAATAATTTTATAAATGATTTATCAGCGGAATATCAAGAGTTAGAAAAATCCACTAGTAATACTAGTAATAGTTATCTCCAATTAAAACGATCTTCTTATAAAGCGAATAGTTTTCTATCCAAATATGGTATACAAATAACCATTATTGGTATATTCATTTTTGAATTAACTTCCATCGCAGAAATGGATGGAACATGGGAACATGAATTACTGAAAATTTGTGTGGGAATTTGCTATTTCAAAAAACAGGAAGTATTGGGAGATTTAGCATCCTATCTAAGCGATTTATCCTTTAGGATTTTTTGCTTTATTTTGAAAATATATATTGGTACTGATTTTAGAAATAGTGAACAAATCATTTCTTCTCAAGGATTGACAAAATCATTACAAATGATTCAACAATTTTTCATTATTTATTTAAATAATTTTGTAAAGGAATTATTTGTATCCGTTTGTGCAATTCAAAATGCCATTCTTTCTTTTTCAGAAAAAGAATTATTGATAGTCTATTCAGTTATTGAAAATAAATCTTTTGAAGAATTTTATTCATCTAGTTTGAATAATTTTTCCAGAATGATTAATATAAACTATTCTTCTTTGGATGAATTTATAGAAAATACTATTCTTACTGTCGGACCTATCTATCGAAATATTTTCCATAAATTTGCGGAATCATTTGCTATAGCTCAAGGGGTTGTTTTTAATGATCCACTTATTGAGAATGAATCTAAATTAATACAAGCATTTAATATGAAAAATTTTTCTGAAGAAGAATACGATGAATTAAATGAATTTTTACAAAATAGTATATTTAATTTTGGTACATCAGACGATGTTATAGAATTTACTATCCCTTCATTGATAGCGAATGAAGTCATTAATACAGTTTTATCCTCTGATAAATCAAAAAATGACTTTATAAATTTTTACAAAGAAACTACTTCCGAATATGATACATTCTTTAATCGATCGATCGTTATAGAAAAATTATATAACTATATTACGGGTGATTATTTAGAGAATGATTTCACGCAAGAATTTAGAATTTTAACTAGTGTTTGGTATTTATCAGTCATGATTCTTTGGACTATTTCCAATCCTTTATAATTTATTTATTTATTAAATAAATAATTTATCCAACAATAACCATATAATGGTTTTCATTAATGTATTCCAATTTAAGAATATCATAATCTGGAGTCATGGATACATCGTATTTCAATACTCCTCTTTCAAAAATTTGAATTCTCAATTGATAGATCAAACTCATTAAAAGAATTTCAAAATACCCGCCATATTTTCCTGGTGTAACTAACCATTCGATATAGTCTGTAATTGATTCGTGATTTTCTTCGCTCAATTTAGCCCATGATTCAATCGTTTCATCATATATCTTTTCATTAAAATGATCCAATACATATTCTGCCATTTCATCTCGGATCACTTGATAGTCATCTTGATCCTTTTTTACTTTCCATGAAATACATCGAAAAAGACAATTTCCATCCCCTACTATATCAATATACGCTGTATCTTTAGTATAGACACATACGTCTTTAGTATAAGAGGGAGGAGAAGATTGAGGCGTAGATTGAGGAGTAGCAATGACTGTATTATTCTTTGGAATATCAATAGGGTCAGATACCGACCTCACTCTACTACTGTTTCTCAATTCATTCGCTTTTTCTTGCCTAATTCTGAGAATGTCTTTAGGAGGCAATCCCATCACGGAAAGTGTTCGAGCAGGCGTCATTCGAAGAGGATAACGATCATTGACCATCATTCTTTTCTTGAAATAGTTATTTATTTTAAACAAAATAAATATTTAAATTCAATTTTTACGATATTCTTTCCATTTGATGGATATCAAAAGGCATGGTCTGACCCAATTTTGTTAGGTAAAAATAGACACTTGAAAGTAACCAATTACTACTCACTCTCAAACAAGCATAGATTGATTTATTCTCTCGAATGATATCTAATCTCTGTCCAATAGTCAATCCTTGCTCCAAATCTTTTGAATGGATAAATTGGCCATCCAAGAAATTTTGAAGAGGTAAATCTAGGATGGATTTTTCCGTTAATTGGGTATAGAAATACGTCATCCAATGAGATACTAAATAGTCGATACGGTCTTGATCTTTGACGGGGTATTCCTTAAGAGAGAAATATTTCTTTGTATCTAATTCATCCAATGAATCAGGGGGTAAAGCATCCCATTCACCCCTCATAACCATGCATAAATAAACCAATACCCAAAATTGTTTGATGATGGATTCTTTCTCTTTTTTATCCTTTTTGAAAAATTGGATAATAAATTGATTCCCTTGAGTGGTCGCTTGTTTTTTTTCCTCTTTAATTAACTCAATCAAATGATATAATTCCATGCAATGAACTTGCGAAAGTAATTTGAGCTTATACAAAGAAATTTCATCAATCATTTTTGTTGAATCGGATGGATTTTTAAAATCCCTTATAGCAGAAAAATATTCAAAGAGTTCATCCCAAGTATAGATGGTCCAACCATTACTATTATTCCCATAACAAATAATTGATTTGGGATCCACTTCATAGATTGAATCTCGTTGAATGGGAGTCAATTCATTTAAAGGATTCCAAGGCATACCCAATCTAAATGTATTGGAGGTGGATTGAATGAATAGAAATTCATCCACTAACATATGGCTTGTTTCTAATGTAGCATTTTTCCCTTCAATTATAGCGAGGTATTGTCTCTTTTCCTGTGGGTAAATATCTAAAGGAAAAATTGGGTTGAAATAGGAAGAAAGAGATAAAGCATTTTGATTACTTTGAACCCATTTCAATAATTTTGGATCCAATGGATGGGTATACGTTATATTACCCCATAATTCTAGTCTGGGTCTAGAAGCATTTTCTTTGATGGATAATACTAGAGAGGTATATTCTTTAATGGGAAATTCAGACATAGAAATATCCACTCCATAATGAATCGCTGAACAAAGAATGGCGTCTATAGCAGATGAAGGTTCGTATCGCTCAATGGTGAATAATTTTGATTCCCATTTTTTTGAATAACATTCTTGGATATCCTGTTGTAAATTAATTGGATGGAAAGGTTCCTCTTTAATTCGATCGTATAAAAAATTCCATGCATTCATCCAATTGATGGGAGAAAAATTGATGAGAGTGGTTAAAGCTTTTGACATTCCCGGTTCAATGGTTTTAGTCCAATTCGCCATTAATATATAATTCACCAATTTTTCTGGAGAGGATTGTGTGGGGATAAAAATATTCTTTTCTATACAATAACTAAATAAGAGACAGAGGGGTAATTTAGACTTATTTTCTAAGGTAGGCAATCCATAGTCAAGTGAAGGGAGAGATTGTTCGACCAACTCTATAAGTGAGTGTTTTGATTCAAGGGATGGTTTTAATTGTTTCCAAATCATTAATAAGGTACTTTTTTTCCATTTAATTGATGGATTAATAAATTGGGCGAGATAGGAAAAATCTTGATCCGTCTTACTAGCTAATTTTTCATTATTTTCAATAATAAATTGGTAAATAGATCCTTGGAGTTTATTGAGAGAGGGACATCCAAGAGTTTGTATCCATTCTTCCAAAACACAAATGGGGACAATCCCCGATCGTAATAGATGAAAAGGTATCCATAGAGACCTATCCAATATCATCATCCTTTCATTTTATTTAAAGTTTTTTTTTAAATAAAGTATTCAATTAATTAATAAAAGAAAAGATTTATTTCTCCTAATAATTTATATGTATTGTTAGATTGATTGTAAGATAGTAAAGCATTTTGATTCCCGTTACGTAATGGGAAACCAATATATAATGAATCAAATGTATTATAGTAAAAAAATGATCTAGGTAATCCATTTACATCTTGGGTTGGATTTCCACTATAAACATCCACTTCATTAACAGTATTAATATTATATCTTATTCTAACAGAAAGAATATTTTTTGATAGTATATTTTCTGGTAATTGTGAAATTGGAATTTTATAGTATAAATACTCCGTTATCTCTGGATTGTAAATATACGCTCCAGTAGGACTAACATTAGAAGCACCAATAACCGTTCCTTCGGGGATAGTGAATTTTTGTACACCTTCAAATGACTTATATCTAACTAAAGCTATAATTGAAATGATAGCACCTAAAACACCAAATATAATGGCTAGAGATACCAATAAATAAACTAACCATCCTATAACAGATGTTTTTTCTTGAGCAGATGCAGGTTGGCTTTCCATTTTTTAATTATTAAACATTATTAATTTGAAAATTAAAAATGGAACCTTATCCACCACGATCCTATTTTTTAACCCCCTATTATCGAGGGGTAGTAGAAGAAAATAATAATTATGATAATCAATGTTCTGAAGAACCGGATACTACACAAAATCCATATCTGTTATTTTGTCTTATGACTCGATTTCAAGCGATCGTTCCTAACTATTATCTAATGTATATTACTATGTATATTAATAATAAAATGCAAACTGCTTTATTAGTAACGAATGCTACCACCCCAGTGGAATTGGATGAAGAGACTTATAATTATTACCAAAGTATTATTAATCAAATTATAGAAAAAAATCCATGGGAATGTTTAATTTTTGAACCAACAGATAAATTAGTGGAAGTACCAAAATGGTATCAAGAATGGGTATTGGAAATGATTGACGTCCCTCAAGATTATAAATTACGATTTGAGAGAAATCCTTGGACCAATCAAGTGGGGATATACGCCGATTTACGATCAAAAGATGTGAATGGGGAATTTATTTCAATTTTTGATAGTCAATATCAAGAATTGGTGGATCTTATCCAAAATGAAATAATTGAAATGTATCAAGAAGGGTATATTATTTGTTCTAGAAATCATGCGAATAAATTTAAACTTTCAATAATAAAAACTTTAGAAAGTGGGCATGTATTGGCTGTCCCCAATTGGGATATAAAGGAGTATTCAAAAGATATCTCTCCAACCACCCATTTAATGGTTTCCATTCATATGGATAAATCATTCAACGATATTGTAGGTCTTAAATGATTTTTTTAGAGCATTTCTATGTAGACTAAGTTCCTTTTGAAAGGCGGATGATTTTGAAGCAAGTTTAATGGGAACAACATGTCTTAATTTAGTCTTTTTAAATGTTTGCAATTCAACTATTATGGGATTTTTTGATGTAGTGGTCGATACTTTTTTTAGTTTTAATTTATTAAATTCAGAAATTTCCTCTTGAAGAGTTTTTGGTAAGAGAGGAGGAGTGGATACTAATTCAGGTTCCTTTTTTATAGGAAGAATCTTTGGGGTTTCAATAACCACTACTTGCTGTTTATTGCTTTGTGAATTATACATATAATTGTATAGACCGTATGCTCCACCTAATGTGGATAGTCCAACGATCGCTAGAGGGATAACAAATGCCATTATTTTATTTTAATTAAAATTAATTTCTTGTGCATCTTTATTTTCCGGATCAATTTTATCCATTTTTTCGGTAAATTCTTTCATTAATCCTTTATAGAGGAAAGTTGTATAAATATATGATCCGACAATAGAAGATAATCCAACAGCTAAAATTGTATAAGTGGCAATAGCATACATTTTGATTTTTATATACTTTAAAAAAATCAAAAATTAATTAATGAGGCCTATTAGCTCAGTTGGATTAGAGCGCTTGACTTCTAATCAAGAGGTCGCCGGTTCGAGCCCGGCATAGGTCGAGGAAGAATATTAAATTTATTAATATTCTTGAATAAATAAAAATGGTCAATTATTATTATATAGGAGGAGCATTAATAGCAGGATTAGCAAATTTAATTACTTATCCTATTTTTATATTTATTTTATTAACTGCAACTATTATCACTGCTGGACTCATTTATTATTTTTCATCTGATAAATCTAATTATTACATATGGTTAATATCTATCATTCTTGGTGGTATATCATGGATTATGATTATTATATTATTTTTTGTAATTGGATTTACTAAAAAAAGTAAATCTCTTATAATATCTACAAATGTATTATATAGTTTAACATTAATATTATTAATTGCATCCATTATCCTCATGTCAATTAATGCCTTTGTATACAAAAAATCAAATATAAACAATAATGAATTTATATGTGTTATTATCTTTACAACTCTAGGAATAATAACTTTAGTAAATATTATACTTAATCTAATTCTTTTCAATACTACAATAGTTCCTTTATTGAAAAAAGAAGAAATACAACAATATATAGAAAATATTAATAATAAATCTAATCAGAATGAAACTTTATTTGATCCTAATTCACCTTTACCTTCAGATTTAACTCAAGCTGAAATAAATTATATAAATAATAATAAAATTATTAAATAAAAATAAATGTCTGAATACAAACATTCATTTTATGGATTACAACATTGGTATTCATCTGAAGTTGAAAAATTGGGATGGATGGTTCTAGCTTTACAAAGAGGAAGAAAAGGAAAAGTTATTGAATACGTCAAAAGTATCGATCAATTATATCATGCTATAATCAATCAACAAAAAGTATATACAAATCCTGACTGGAAATACGATCTTAATGTAATGGAACAGGATATGAAAGTTATCTATGATTTTGTCATGGAAAATATGGGTAAACCATTAAAGGTTGAACTTATTAGTACTAGTATTAGTTCTACCCCATCTAAACCCGTTATAATTGAAGAGGAGGAGGAAGTAGAGGAAGTATCCATGCCTAAGTCAACATCAAGAAAAATGAGTGCTCGTCCAGGCCCTCGTTCCCCTCCTAAAGCTTTACCCAAATTAGGTGCTCCATCCAAATCAAAATGGTAATAAAAATTGAATAATTATTTATATATAATAATTATTTTAAATACTGATAAGTTTCAACGATGGCTCAAGAATTGAACTTTGAAGTAATTACGAATTGCGGTATTCCTATTTTGGAAGAAACAATTGTTAATTTCAATAAAGCGGTGACGGTTCTTAATGAGAATGATCGTAAGATTATTCAAGTTCCTGTGACTACTAATTTCCAATTGTATGAGCATCAAAAGACATTGATTTATAGATGTTTGGAATTGGAAGAAAATATGATGAAAGGAATTGATTCAAAGAAAGTCACGATGACGATTGATGAACAATTGAAGAAAATCACCCTTAATGAATCCGAAGATACGCCAAGTAAACTCAAAACGAATTTTGGTGTTATTTGTGATGGTGTTGGATCAGGAAAGAGTTATGTAGCTCTTTCTTTGATTGCATTGAAGCCTTTTATTGAACCATACAATTTCTCATCCGGATCTAAAATACAACATTTATTTTACAATAAGGAAGAAGTTTTTGAGAATAATCATATCCATTTCAAGACGAATCTATTGATTGTAACTCATGGGACTGTTGGACAGTGGAAATCGTATATCAAAAAATTCCCCACTATTAAGGCAGTCTTCATTGATACATCCAAAGCAATTGAAGCATTGGTTGGAAATAATGAATTACGCAAGAAATTTTGGATGGATTTAGTGGATGGAACTATCCATTGTCTATTAATTTCATCCACTTTTTACGATAAGTTCTTTAACCGATTTTTAAAATATCGCACAAAATCTGATGTAATGCATCATAGGTTTTCAAGTAAAATTCCTGATGAATTGAGGGATGCAATTAGTTCTAATCCTATTGACCCTCCTCAATCCGTCCCTTTTGTTCCAGAAAGGTTGAAAGTCTATAATGAAGAAGATTTTACTCTAGGAGATGAAAATAATTTCTTTGTAGATTATATAGCTGAAAAGATTAAGAAACCAGAAATTAAGAATGATTATAATCTATTTTGGATATTTTCATTTTCGAAATATATCTATTTCAGTCGAATTATTATTGATGAAGTAGATACAATTAAACTCACCAAAAATAGTGCTATTTTTGGAGGATTATTCAATTGGATGATTAGTTCTAGTATCGGTAATTTGTTATTCCCAAAATCTGTAAATGGATCAAAAATTTTTAGTGGATTCCAATATTCCACTTCTCCCTATTCCAAATTTATGCAAGACATTAATTCTCTTCCTCATTCTAAGGAATTATTTATTAAGAATGATGATGAGTATGTTAAGGCAGGTATTAATCTACCCCCAATTACATACTTGAATATCCCATGCAAATCAATGGCTGTAGCCATCAAAGCATTGGGGAATGATAATTCAATGAATGGAATCATTACTATGCTTATGGCGGATGATTACGATGGAATTTCAGAACATTTCCAATGCTTCGTTAAGACACCTCTAGAGGTGATGGAAGCATACAAGAAAAATTTGGGAGATCAAATTAGCAATAAGGAAAAGGAATTTACGTATGTCTCTTCCAAGACGTATTCCACTCAAAAAGTAAAAGATTCAGCTATTGAAAAAGTTTCGAATGAATTAAAAAGTTTGAAGATTCGTTTGGAATCTTTGGTGGAAAATATTACCTCTATTGACAATGAAAATTCATGCGCAATTTGTTACGACAAAATTTCAAAGCCTGTCCTCTTCCCCTGCTGTGGACATGTCTTTTGCGGTCAATGTATTTTTGACTCTATTAAGGCAGGTATCAAGAACTGCGTGTATTGCAATGCACCTCTTGATATGAGTAAGATTACTCTACTGACGGAAAAAGAAAGTAAGAAAAAGAATAAGCAAAAGGATGTAGATCATATCCGTCCTCGATTGGATGAATGTATCCATCAAATTCAATCTATTTTTGAAGAAAATAAAGAGGCTAAACTATTGATTTTTTCAGAATTTGATGGAACATTCAAGAAAGTATCGGAAAAACTTTCCACCATGGAAATCAAGTATGAACAAATCCAAGGATCAAGTGCTCATATACAAGCAATGATTAAAAGATTTGGTGAAGGAGAGACAAAAATTCTCCTATTGAATTCTCGTGCATTTGGCGTGGGATTAAATATCCCTCAAACGACTCACATGATTATTTATCATAAAATGCCGGAAAATATGACCATCCAAGTCATTGGTCGAGCTCAGAGAGCTGGACGTACTTGTCCTTTGAAAGTTTATCAACTTTTGTCAGAAGATGAAAAATAAAAGATTATTAATATAATAAACATTATATTAAAAATAAAATGAGTACAACACTTACTAGTCCGTCAATTAATGCAGATAATCCTTCTGAAAAAGCTACTTCTAATTTTTTTGATTTATACAAAAAATTTATACAAACTAATTATCTACAAACACCAACAAATGATCCTAATATTTTTAAAGAAAAAAAACCAGAAGAAAAATCATCAGCTAATAATGCAATTAAGTGGAAAATAAATGGGAAACAAAAAATGTTTATATTCATATTAATTATTGTTGTCACTGCTGGAATACTTGCATTGCTTTTATGGTGGAGATTAAACCCTGCAAGATACACCAATGAAAATACTATCCCTCCAGGAGATAAAAATGGTGGATGTGGTTCATCCTTTACAGGTGCGTACCCCCCTTCTTAGCTCCAATTACAATTAGTATAATTATACCTGTTAAAGCAGCTATAGATAATAATGCCAACATAATAGGTAATCCATATGTATATAAATTATTATTATTGTTATTATTATCTGTATTATAAAATGATATATCCTTTTTGGGGGGATTATTAAAATTACAATTAACAAATTCTTGTGGAGGTTTATAGTCGCTTTCTTGATAATTATTGAAAATAACACCACATGTATCTTTACATGGTTCCTTTTGTATATCATCTTGAGTCAATAGATAAAATGTTCCATTAGAACATGGAACATACCAACAAGCGGGCGGACCTAATTGATTTTCAGTATCATTCCCCAATAATGTGATATAAGAAGGATCTTTTTCCTTTAAGATACATTTACATTCTATAGGAAATTCACCCGTAATTTCATTGTAATTATCGTTACAATAACTCCTATATAATTCATCCGCTTTATCTTTATTTTGTGAAGCCCAAATTCTGCATGTATTATCTGTTGTATCTAAAAATCGAGAGCATGTAGTTAATGATGTATTGATATCTAATGGATTTTTAGGGCATCCTTGAGCGATAGTTTCAAAGCAGTATGCAGGTAATAATTGGTTATTTAATATATCTAATGCTTCGATAGGATCATTTCCATATTCAAAGATAAATTCATTTTTCCATGTAGTTATATCATTTTTTGATAATTCATTCAATATTGAATCACTATAAGTACAAGAATATACTTCATAATTATTATAATTGGAGGGCCTGACTTGTTTAGGAGAAGGAGTTTCATTATTTATTTCTGGACAATAACTTGATGATGAAGAATTTATAATAAAAATTTTCTTTCCAGTAATGGATGTTGTCATTTTATTTTAATATAATAAATATTAAATTATAACCCTATCCAAGAGAAAAATTTATCTAATTGAGACCATTGATTTTTTGGTTCGATATATGTAGCACTAGTATTAGTTATCTTTTCTTTTGAATTTGTTGAAAGTAATGCAATTTGATTATTAGGTAACATAATTCTATACCCTGATTCATGGGACTCTGGATTCATTTTTATTGAAAAATCCCTTGGTGCGATGGAATAATAATTCTTTTTAAATTCTTCTATACATTCTTCGTGGAGCGTATGAAGCATGAATATGTTCAATGAATCATTATAGATAGGTAATAATTTCTTAGAACATTTTTTAGCAGAAAAATAAACCCTCCAAAGGAGGATGGAAAAAGGGATAGATTTATCTGGAATAGCCCAATACATGAAAGGGACCGAAGGATTCATCATTACATTGGTATAAATCCAATCTTTATTGAAAGTATTCGTTCCTTCCAATAAACTTACATCATCTATCACAGCTATATCCTTGATGGAGGTCCATGTTCCTTTTATTTTTTTCCAATTTTTTTGAGGGATAGTCATAATATAATTTTGTTCCAATGATTTTTTTGAAAGTAGTAAATTCATTTGATCCTTTTCCGAATCAACCAACCATACATTATTCCATTTTGTTAATTGGATTTTTCTAGGTCGTGAATCCACCATCCAAGGTATCCATTCCTCAGTCCCGATTGGGAAATATTTATCTATCGCTTTTACATCCCATACTAGATTGGATAATTTTTTAGGAGATAACAATAAAGGATCTCCATTGTCTCTATTAGACCATGTAATTTTTCCCTCATCAAATGAAGGAATATAATCACTTAAATCCATAGATAATGTATACTGCATTTGTTCATGCACGATTGGAAGAATTCCAACTATATTATCTTTAGTGTAATTCTTTACTTTTACCATGCATGGTTTATATTGAATCGAGTCTATTAAAGAGGAAGATTTAGAATGATAAGTCATTTCAAAAACACGATCTCGTTGAATAGGGATAGATAATGATTCACCTAATTCTTTTAATTCTTTCTCATATTTCCAAGGATTAGTAATAACTTTAGTAGTCATTTTTTATTTATAAAATTATTATTTATAAATATTTAATAGCATACTCGTTCCACTTGATCTATAATTGATTGAGATGCAACATAGATAAATATGAGTATCGGGGATAAGATCGCTAATAGTAAAAGAAGGAACATGAAAATGAGATCGGATGTTTCCTCATTTTCTGTTGTAACTTCTGGCGCAGTAAATATAATCACTATATAGGTAAGCATGAGAGATAGAATAAATGAAGACCACCATCGTATAAATGCGACAAATCTTAAAAAGATAGTTAATACAATAAGCAATCCATAATACAATAATACACACCAAGATTGCATCCTTTTTTAAATGGATATAATTGAATTATTATTTTCTTTATTTTTTTAAAGAAAATTATTCGATGGGTCAACAATCTTATATGCCATTAAAATCTTACCTAGGAAAGGTAAAGGAAGTATCACAATTACCTATAGACGCTTTAAATCATTTTAAGCGAGCAGGTGTATTTATCTCTATAAAAAATAATAAGGATAAATACTATCTTTTTTCTGTCCAAACTGGTTCATCATCAAAAACACCTTTCATTCGAGATTTTGGAGGTCACATTGAACCGGGAGAGCATCCCATCCATGCAGCTCTTCGAGAATTTGACGAAGAAAGTTTAGGTGTATTTAATACGTATATTTCAGATG